TACAAGACAAAGGCAATTTGGCGGGATTAAAGATATATTGTTTAGTATTAAAACATGGACCGACAGAATGTAAACATGTAAGTGGTATGAATTTTCAAGAAGAAATGGATTACATAGTACAATCAGAAAAAAGAAATAAATATATTGTTAACTTGGCTTCTGGCCTCCAAGGTAATACACTTTGTTTGTTTCAGTATGTAGAAAAACATGGTAGTCAATTGTATATTGATATTACTAAAAAGGCCACAGACAAGAAAGTTTTTTATGTATATGGAGGAGTAGAAACAAGTGATAGAGAAAAGATTAGAGAGGTTACGGAGAAAAGTGACAATGCTATTATCGTGGCAAGCTACGGAACCTTTAGTACCGGTATTAATATTCGTAATTTACACAATATCATTTTTGCTAGTCCTAGTAAATCACGAATAAGAAATTTACAATCTATTGGTCGTGGTCTAAGACTAAAAGATAACAAAGGAGATGCAACTTTATATGATATTTCAGATGACTTATCTTATAATGACAAAGACAATTACACACTTAACCATTTCCGTGAAAGGATAAATATATACAATGAAGAAGATTTTGATTATGAAATCCATAATGTGGAGTTAAACAATGCCAAACATTAATGTTAAAGATATTAAAGTAGTTAAACTAATAAATGGTGACGATATACTTTGTTATCTGCCAACTGGTACTGAACAACTACCAGAAAACGGACCTTTATTGAGATTAGTTAAACCACTACAGATTAGATATGTTCCTTCTTTTACAGAAGAGGGATTGAAAGACTATATTGCCTTATCTAAATGGGCAGCCTACACCACCGATAAAATTATTACTATTCCTAAAGATAAAATAATGACAGTCACTAATGCAACATTAGAGATGACTAGAAGCTGGCATAATCTTTCAATTGATTATGAGAATGCCAGGCAATTTAATAAGGGTGGGACGCCGGAACAAGTTAAGTTAAGTGATGAAGAGAATAGAGAATTAAATAAAATATTCGATGAATTTGACAGTGGTGACGGAGAACCTCCGACTATACACTAGCTATAGGTATACTTATCAAAGCGGACACCGCTATTATACACACCAGGATTTCAATGTCAACCGTGGAATGAAATGAAATTGAAAAAAAGATAAATCAATCCAAGCTTGACAATCGGATAGATTTACTGTATTATGATTAACAAATGGAGATATTATGGCAGCTAAAAAAGAACACTATGTAAACAATAAAGATTTTCTGGCGGCAATGACCGAGTACAGAAATAGTTGTTTAGAAGCAGAGAAGAATGGCAAAGAAAAACCACCAGTAACAGACTATATTGGTAGTTGTTTTTTAAAGATTGCCAATCACCTGTCTTATAGACCAAATTTTATTAATTACACATATAGAGATGATATGATATCAGACGGTATAGAAAACTGTTTGATGTATCTACACAACTTTAACCCCGACACATCTAATAACCCTTTCGCATATTTTACACAGATAATCTATTATGCGTTTATTCGTAGAATTCAAAAAGAAAAGAAACAAACTACAATTAAACAAAGAATGATTGCTGAAGCAAACTATGACGATATGACATTACAACCTGGAGAAGACAGAGAGTTTAAGAACCAGTTTAGTGAATTCTTACAAAAGAATGTAGTACCTGATGAACTTGATGGTACTAAAACACAACCAAAAAGAACTACATTACAACATAAGAAAAAGGTGAAGGCCAAAGAAGAAGCAGAAGCTAAGGCCAAGAAAAAGAAATAATGAAAATTGCTATATTAAATGACACTCACTTTGGTGTGAGAAACGATAGTCCTGCATTTATGAAGTATCAAAATAGATTTTATGATGAGATATTCTTTCCCTATTTGAAAGAACACAACATAGGAACTTTGGTACATCTAGGTGATGTGGTAGATAGAAGAAAGTTTATCAACCATAATACAGCACACAACTTTAAAAAGAAGTTTTGGGACAGATTAGATAATGAGGTCATTGATACACATGTTATCATTGGCAACCACGACACATATTATAAAAATACAAACGAAGTAAACGCATTACAGAACCTAGATATATCTAAAAATGCAAAGATTTATACAACAGCTACTAATGTAGAGTTTGGTGGTTTGCCTATTCTATTCATACCATGGATTTGTGATGACAACCATGATGACAGTATATATCAGATTGACAATACAAATGCTGTTATTGCTATGGGTCATTTAGAAATCAAAGGTTTTGAGATGATGGCTGGTCACTTCAATGAACATGGTCAAGACAAGGCACAGTTTACTAAATTTGAAAAAGTTATATCTGGTCATTTTCACAAGAAGTCAGATGATGGTCGTATATTTTATCTAGGTTGTCAATATCAAATGACATGGTCAGACTATGGAGAAACAAAAGGTTTTCATATCTTTGATACAGAAACAAGAGAGATAACAAAGATTGATAATCCATTATCTATGTTTGAAAAGATTTATTATAATGATAAAGAAATGGACTATACTACATTAGATTTATCAAAGTACAACGACAAGTATATTAAGTTATTTGTTACCAATAAAACAGATGACAATATGTATAATATGTTTCTTGATAATCTATTCAATAAAATAAATGTACATGAATTAAATATTGTAGAAGACAATTCAGATATGAATGCTTCAGTTAGAGATGACATATTAGAACAAGGTGAAGATACTTTAACTTATCTTGGTAACTATATCGACCAAGTAGAAACAGATGTAAATAAACAAAAACTAAAAGAGTTTGCAAAAGAACTTTATGTAGAGGCTAGTGAATGATAACATTTAAGAGATTAAAATATAAAAATTTCTTATCAAGTGGTAATGTACCTATTGAGATTGAATTAAATAACTCTCAGACAACACTTATTATTGGTACAAATGGTAGTGGTAAGTCAACCTTATTAGATGCATTGTGTTTTGTATTATTTAATAAACCATTTCGTATTATTAAGAAAGAACAAATGGTCAACACCATTAATAATGCTGATTGTATAGTAGAGGTAGAGTTTGATGTAGGTACAAACCAATACAAGATTATCAGAGGTATCAAACCAAATCTATTTGAGATATACAAAAATGGCACGATGATAAATCAAGATGCATCAACCATAGATTATCAAAAGTATCTTGAAACAAACATAATGAAACTGAATTACAGGTCATTTATTCAGGTGGTTTTATTAGGTTCTTCCTCATACGAACCGTTTATGAAGATGAAACCAAGATATCGAAGAGAAGTTGTCGAAGAGATACTTGATATTAGAGTTTTTGGCCTAATGGACCTAATTTTGCGTTCCCAACAGAGCGACCTCCAAAAAAAGATGGTGGAGGTGAGGCACCAGTGCGATTTAATTAAGACTAAGTATGAAACTGAAGCAAAGTATCTTGCTACTCTGGAATCCAAAGGAACAGACATCCAGACTGGTAAGCAAAATCAACTACAAGAATATAACAAAAAAGCAATAGAATTTGACACAAAACTACAAGAATTGAATGAAGAGATAGTTTCTAATAGAAGTCAGTTAGAAGGCCAAGATAAAACGACCAACAAGTTAAGAGAACTACAAAAGATAGAAACAAAAGTTGAACACAATCTATCTTCACACAAAAAAACTTTAGATTTCTTTAAAGATAATAATACATGTCCTACTTGTACACAAGAAATAGATGAACAATTCAAGTTAGAGAAATGTAGCCACGAAACTTCTACTATTCAGAAGTTAGAAACTGGTATGGAAGAACTATTAAAAGAAATTAGTAAACATGAAGAACAGGTAACTAGATATTCTAAAATATCAAATAAGATTAATGATATGAATGTAGAGATTGCTAAGATTAAATCATCATTAGATAGTTTAAAATCTCACAGTGACCAGATACATTTAGAACTTAGACAATCACAAGGTTCAGATGAAGACATAGAGAAAATTAAAAAAGACTTGGCGGATATGTCAGCAGACCTTGGTGTGGCAGACAGTAACTTAACTGATATACAGGAAGAGAAATCTTATGTAGATGTACTAAGAGAAATATTAAACGACAAAGGTGCCAAGGCACAGATTATTCGTAAGTATGTTCCTATTATGAACCAGTTAATTAACAAATACTTACAGCAAATGGACTTTTATGTATCATTTCACTTAGATGAAGAGTTTAATGAAACAGTTAAAAGTAGATTTAGAGATACATTTAATTATAATAACTTTAGTGAGGGTGAGAAAATGAGAATTGACCTTGCCTTACTATTTACATGGCGAGATATTGCCAGAATGAAGAATAGTACCAATACAAATCTGTTAATACTTGATGAAATATTTGATAGTAGTTTAGATAATTCTGGTACAGATGACTTCTTTAAAATTATCAAAGGTTGTACCAAAGAAAACATCTTTATTATCTCACACAAAGGTGATATTCTGTTTGATAGGTTTACAAATATTATTAAATACGAAAAAGTTAAAAACTTTACGAGGTTAGAAAATGTCTAAAGAGTTGAAGTTGATACCACCAAGCGACCCTAGAGTGTTATCAATGATAGCACCTTTTAGTGATGACAGACTAGAAGCAGAGGGGTTTAAGAATAGACAAGAGTTAACAGATGCTATGTTTCTAGCAATGAAGAAATATGGTGGTATAGGTTTATCAGCAAATCAAGTAGGTTTACCATTTAGAATGTTCGTTGCTGGTGGGCACCCCGAACTTGAAAAAGGTATGGCAATTGCGATGTATAATCCAGTAATCAAATCTATAAGTGACGATACAACAATGTTAAAAGAGGGTTGTTTATCTTTTCCTTTTATATTTTTGGCTATCAAACGACCAAAAGATGTAGTAATGTCATATACAGATACAAATGGTAAAGAACAAGAAGCACACTTAAAAGGTTTAATGGCTAGAGTTTGTTTACATGAATATGACCACATGCAAGGTAAAGTATTTACTGAACATGCATCTAAAATGAAATTAGACATGGCTAAAAAGAAAGCAACTAAGATGATGAGAATGGTAGAAAAAAGGAAGCTTGACAAATCCTAAACAATAGAGTATTATATACATTATGAGTTATTCGTGGAAAAAAGGCATGACAATAGAAGACCAGTGGAACGCATGGGCGGCCGCTAATCCTGTTGAAGAGATGCCAGATATTGATACAGATACATTAAAGGAAACAATCATCAAAGATTTAACCTTTGTATCTGCTATGACAGTACAAGAGTACACATTGTATCAAAAATACCAAGAAGTAAAGTTTAGATATCCTACAGTAGAAACAAATAGTTTCTTTGATGATAAGCCTGCTATGTTAAGACCAGACCAGGCGACAGTAATACAAGAAGTAAAGAACAACTTTTGGTTACCAGATGACCCCGAAGAATACTTAAATTTACAACCTGAATTAATATGGACAGATGGTGCTGATATAAAATCACACACAAATGCCAAAGGTAGTGAGATATGGAATGCATTAAGAACTTTCTTATCTACTATGAAAAACAATAGTAATATTGGTAGAAATCTAAACTTCTTAGTAAGAGATAAAGTAACACAGAAATATCTTGGTGTTATCTGTATGTCCTCAGACTTCTTAGACCTTACACCTAGAGATGAATATATTGGTTGGGAACGAGAAGCCAAGACACAAAGAATGATTAATCACACTTGCATTGGTAGTACAATTGTACCAATACAGCCGCTTGGATACAACCTGGTTGGTGGGAAACTACTAGCTTTGTTATGTTTGAGTGATACTGTAGAGAAAACATGGGAACACCAATATAAAGATAAACTAGTGGGTGTTACAACCACAAGTCTATATGGTAAGACAAAGACTATACCATTATCACAGTATGATAGATTGAAAAACTGGAAGAAAATGGGTTGGACTGCTGGTTCAGTATCATACGAACCAGAGAAAACAACCAATACCATGATACAACAATGGTTGGCAAAGAACCACACATACAAATACTTTGAATGGTATGTTGCTAAAAAAGACAGTGGTCAACCTCATAAAAGAGACCATAGAAATAGAAGTAGAGCATTTACATACAGTAAACTAGGTGTAGATAAGAAACTACAGAAATCAGAACACGCTAGAGGTATCTATTTTGGTGAGTTATTTACAAATACAAGAGAATTTTTACGAGAAGAAGTAAAAGAAGATAAACTAGTAAGAAAATTCGATAATTCGGTAGAGGCCTTGACCGATTTATGGAAGAACAAGTATGCTAAGAAAAGACTTAGGTCTTTAAAAGAACAAGGTCGTGTTTCAAAAGAAACACATTTTTATGACGACATTATCTATTTAAATTGGGAAGAGACCAAAGCAAAATATTTGGGTGATGTAGGTCGTTAAGGAGATAAATACAAATGAATTTCAATGAGTATCAGAAATTAGCTAAGACAACGGCTATCTACGACAAGAAACACCAGATTTTATATCCAGCGTTAGGACTTGCCGGCGAAGCAGGCGAAGTGGCGAATAAAGTAAAAAAAATAATTAGAGATGGATATGAAAATAATAAAGATTATAGGGCAGATATTGGGGCAGAAATCGGTGATGTACTCTGGTATTGCGCTGTATTGGCTAGCGATATTGGCCTTGAGCTTTCCGACATTGCTGTTAGCAATACAGTAAAGTTAAAAGACAGAATGAACCGTGGTGTCATTGGTGGCAACGGTGACAAAAGATGACACAGAAGATTGTTCTAGTTACTGGAGGGTTTGACCCTCTACATTCAGGACATATCGAATACCTGAAATGTGCCAAAAACCTAGGCGATACACTAATAGTAGGACTAAACTCAGATGATTGGTTGACCAGAAAGAAAGGTAAACCATTTATGAGTTGGTACGAAAGAGAACAAGTATTGAGAAACCTAGAAATGGTTGATAATGTATTCCCATTTGACGACCATGACGATACTGCTATCGAAGCAATCTACAAAGTTAAGAACCTATTTAAACAATCAGATGTTATATTTGCAAATGGTGGTGACAGAAACGAAGAGTCCACACCTGAAGCAGAAGTATTCAAATCAGACACATGGTTAAGTTTTGTATATGGTGTTGGTGGTTCTGAAAAGAAAAATTCATCATCTAGTATCTTAGAGAGTTGGTCTAATAACCAGACCGAGAGGCCATGGGGATATTATAGGGTCATCCATAACGAACTAAACATAGTAAAAGTAAAAGAATTGGTGGTTTTACCAGGCGAAAGATTGTCTATGCAAAGACACGATAACAGGTCAGAACATTGGTTTATTACAAAAGGTGTGGCCACCGTATATACAATTGGTAGTGGCAATACAGATGTGGAACTTATGGGAGAATATAAGATGTTTGATAATCTACATATTCCTAAAGGAGAGTGGCACCAGTTGACCAATGAAGAACATGTACCACTTAAAATCTTAGAAATCCAATACGGATCCGACTGCTCAGAAGACGATATTCATAGAAAATAGCTGCGACAAGCTGTACTTTTTATAACTTTTTTTCGTAGATAGTCGGAAACCGTTACCAGGTAACAAA